AGTTCATGTACGGTGACCTCCCGGTGTTCCGCAACTTCAGACAGGTTGCTATTTCCGGCTCCAGCATGTCGCCCATCCCATTTGTGCACACGACACAGGATGGACGGCAGTTGGCCATGCACATTGGGTTGGCAACAGAGTCCGCCGGCGGGGTGATTCGCTACCGCATGAGCCTGCGCGCCGGGCCGCTGGTGAGCACCGGCACGGCGGCGGTGGGCCCAGTGGTCTGGAGCCAGTTGCTGGACCAGGGCCTGGCGATCGACTTTCGCACGATCACGTTTCGCGATGACGGCCGCGCTGCGCGTGCGACAGGGCTGAAGAGCGGCAAGACGGCCTTGCTCAACATTGCGATCTCAGCCACAAGCCTTTCGGTGTCTGTGGAGCGCACGGTGCCGGACAACAGCAAGGTTGGCACCGCCTACAACTTCTCATTCAAGGACGAGATTTTGGGAGAGCCGGCGACGCCCGGCTACTTCACCCAGCATTGGGAGATTTTCGGCGTCGGGGATGGCAGTGCCGAATATGGGAGCACCACGCCTGTGAATACCGAGGAGATTTACCTGGGGCCAGGATCGGACTATGGCCGCGGAGACTTCACATTTTCCCGATATTTCCCAGCATTGCATTCGTACAGTCGGCGCGGGAAATCTCTGAATCTTGGCGATAACCCAAGGCTCACCACGGTGTCGAGCTACGCAGACCGGTATACGAGCAATCTCATCGTCTCCGTTGTCTCGCCCACCACCCCGTTGCACACAAAAGACACCATCGTCGAGACTTCGCGGCGCCGAGACGCAGCATCCACACTTTCAGGAACGCGCGTGCTGCAGTTGGATGAAGACCTGCTGCGCGTTGAGAGCGAAGCCATCTCGCAGGACACGACCACAAGCATCAGTGGCGGAGGCTCCAGCTATATCGACACAGGCGGAGACTCAGTCCTCTACGAGGATCTAGAGTCTGGCGTGATCGTTTACTACGACATGCGGCGCGAGCGTTGGCTGGCGTGGGACTACGTCGCGGATCCGTCGACCTCGGCTGGCTACAGGCGCGAGTACACGCGTTCCGAGACGAAGAACGAGACACGCTTTGTCGTGGAGTGCCGCGGCGCGAAGCTGGTTGAAAAGGACCATGACCCGGACGGTGCCTATCGGCATGTCGTTTTTCTCGCGGCGGATCCCATGACGGGGGCTCTCGCGCTGAACGTCCAGGAAGTCCACGCAGAAACGCGGCAAACACGCGAAAGCTGGATCTTCCTGATTGACGACCAGGGCGCAAAACGTCTCTCCAGTGTCATGGGCATCCCCTCTGGCACAGCCGTCAAGGTACGGCGCAACTCGGACTTGATCTCCGTATGAACACCCTCGTTTGCAACACCCTGAGCGGGGCCGTGTCCGAGTACACGCGCCATGAGTTCCATGCCATCACTGCCACCCACGGAGGCAGCGCAGCGGGGCTATATGCCTTGGACAGCGGTGATACCGATGATGGCCTGGCCATCGTTGCCGAATTGCGGCTGCCAGCAACCATCCGCGAGAGCACGCTGAAAAAGCACCTGGAGATGGTCTATCTGTCCATGCGGGGGCGCGGCTGCGCGCAGTTCGCGGTGCTTGGGCCGAACGCGGAGCGCTGGGCCTACAGCTTCCCCCTCGTGGCCTCCGGCCAGACGCGGTGCCAGCCGGGCCGCGGCATCCGCCAGAACTACCTGGGCTTTGGCCTGAGCACTCCGGCTGGCCAGGCCTTCACGCTCGATCGCATTGAGGTTGCGACCGTGTCTTCGAAAAACCGTCGCGTAGGAGCCTGACATGGCATTGGATCTGAATGGACCCGCAGAGATCGTCCAGGACAAGTACGAGCGCAGTGTTGCGCTTGCTGACACAGCGTCCAAGGAAGTGGCGTCGTTCACTGACCAGTTGAACAACAGCATTTACAAGCCGCCGCAGATCGATGTGCGCTGGCAGACGTTGGCTGCGCCGAACCTGCCGCCCATCCCGGACGTGCCAGCGCTGCCCGATGTGACGCTTGTAGAGCCCGCCGACATGCCCGGGCCGCTGTCGGCACAGATACGGGACGTGCCCATCGACGGGTTCGATGTGGTGCCGCCCACGCTCAACTTCGGGCAGGCCCCTGTTTTGACCATCGGCCAGGCGCCGACACTGCCTCAGTTGCGGGACGTAGCCGTGCCTGATGCGCCGAATGTGGTGCTGCCTGGTGCGCCGGAATTCCTGCAGTTGCAGACGCACACGTTTGGAGGTGTGGATCTGCATGAGGACTGGCTTGCCAAGCTGGACGACATCCCCACGCTGTCTGTGCTGCAGCCCACGCCGTTCCAGTACCAGTCGGGAGCCAAGTACGCATCTCAGCTGCTGGACAACCTGAAGGCCAGCCTCAATGCACGTCTGCAGGGCGGCACCGGCATCCTCCCTGCGGTCGAGCAGCAGATCTGGGACCGTGCGCGCGACCGCGAAACGGCCCTGGCGCTGGCGCGCGAGCAGGAGGTGTTGCGCGGCGCCGAAGCTCTGGGCTTCCCGCTGCCCAGTGGCGCGCTGGCGGGCCAACTGGCTGACGCGCGCCGCGAGTTCCACGACAAGCTGTCGGGCCTGTCGCGGGATGTGGCCATCAAGCAGGCTGAGATGGAGCAGCAGAACGTCAAGGACGCCATCACCCAGGCCCTGCAGTTGGAGACTACGCTGCTGGACGACGCCTACAAGCTGGAGATGCTGGCGTTCGAGACCGCCAAGATCACTGCCGACAATGCCCTGGCCGCCTTCAACGCGGCGGTTGAGCACTACAAGGCGTTGCTGGCCGGCTACCAGGCCTATGCTGCCGCCTATGACACGGTGATCCGGGCCGAGCTCAACAAGGTCGAGGTCTACAAGGCCATGCTGGCGGCCGAGCAGACCAAGGCCGACATCAACAAGTCCCTGGTGGATCGCTACCGCGCCGAGATCGACGGGCGCATGGCGGTGGTCGAGATCTACAAGGCCCGTGTCGGTGCGGCCCAGACACTGGTTGAACTGGAGAAGGCCCGTATCCAGGCCGGCGGCGAAGAGGTCAAGGCCTTCGTGGCCACGGTCAACGCACAGACGGCACTGGTTGACATCTACAAGACCCAGGTGGGAGCTGAGACTGCGAAGGTGGATGCTTATCGTGCGCTCACGCAGGCCTATGCATCCAAGGTGGGCGCCCAGGCCGAGCAGGCACGCGTCGAGGTGGCCCGGTACCAGGCACTGATCTCGGCCAAGGGTCTCGAATGGGACGGGTGGAAGGCCCGCCTGTCGGCCGCCACGGCGCGCGCAGAGAGCGCGGCTCGGCAGTCCTCGATTCTGGTGGATGGATACCGAGTGGGGGCAACCGCTGCTGAGGCTCAGGCGACTTCCTATGCCCGCCGATGGGAAGCGGAGCAGCGGCAGTATGAGGCCAGCATGAATCTGACATATCAAGTCGCTCGGACGAACAACGATGCTGTTATCCACACGAACGACGCACGCATGGAGGCTGCAAAAGTCGGGTTGACTGCAAAGTCCCAGCAGTTGGCAAGTGCCTGGGCCATGGTCGGCGCCCAGGCTCAGATCAGTGGCGCCGTCACCATGAGCGGCCAGATTCCGTGATCGCCCCCGGCTAGGGTTCGCTCCTTGGCACCCTGGCCGGGAAACTGCGGGGCATGACCAAGCCGGCCAAGCTCAACTTCACGATCTACCAAGGCGCCACATTCCGGCGGCGCCTGCGCTGGCTCAACCCCGACAAGACACCCATCGACCTGACGGGCTGCACGGCCCGCATGCAGGTGCGCGAGGAGGTGGAGTCCACGGCCGCGCTGCTGGAGCTGACCAGCGAGAACGGGCGCATAGCCCTGGGCGGTACTGCCGGCACGGTGGACCTGCTGATCGATGCCGGCACCACGGCCGCCATCACCTGGAGCGGTGGCGTGCACGACCTGGAAATCGTCCATCCCAGCGGCGAGGTCACGCGCCTGGCCGAAGGCTCCTGCTGCGTGAGCCCGGAGGTCACCCGTGACTGATTTGCTGGTCGTGCACGAGACCGAGATCCTGGCCGAGCAGGCCCAGGACTCCGTGCTGGTCGAGCAGGTCGAGGAAATCGAGATCCTGGCGGCGGCGGAGCAGGGCCCACCCGGGCCGCAAGGTCCGCCCGGCGGCGGTGCTGGCGCGACATACACCACACCCAGAGCGTCGCGGCAGCCGTCTGGACCGTGCCGCAC